ATCACGGTTCACATCCGTGAGGTCCAGAGTTCGAGTCTCTGCTCGCCCATTCCGTCCATCGTAGACATCACGGACACCTTCCCCGGGCTTCCGTGATGTCGTAGGCTCAAAGCAACGCGAGCCGTAGACAACAAGTCTTCGTGGAATAAAAAAAACCTCTCGACTGGTGATAATCCAGCCTGTTATCACCCTTCGTTCCGTGATAATTCACCCGCATTATCACAAGTCGAGAACTAAACCCCAAACGGAGACAACACGGATGAAAAAACTTACCCTGAACCAAATCATCGGACTCTACCTGCTAGAGGTCGAAGGCCGACGCCTCAGCGAGCATACGATCATGGACTATCGCGTCGCCTTCAACCGTCTCGTCAATTACTTCGACGGCAACAAAACCTTTGCCGAGATCGACGTGCCCGCAATGCGCGAATTCTTCGCTCACCTCTCCGCCTCTGAGTTCGGCGTTCCAAATGCCGCCATCCCACGCGAGCCGATCAAGCTCTCTAAGAAAACGCTACTCAATCATCATACCGCCTACTCCGCGCTCTGGACCTGGGCCGTCAAAAATGACGAGGCCGCCGAGCACATCATGCGCCGCATCCCGCGTCCCAAGCCAGAGCAGACTGACATTGTCCCCCTCTCCCAACGCGACTTCGATGCTATGGTCGCTGCGTGCAGTGGCAGCCGCGACTATACCCACTATCGCAGCGGGGCCACAACCTCGAACACCCGTCCCACCGAACTGCGCGATAAAGCTATTCTCTACCTTTTGATCGATACCGGCATCCGCGCATCTGAACTGTGCGACCTGCGCATCCGCGATCTTGACAGCAAGAACCGCCAGATCACTGTTACCGGCAAGGGTGACAAAACCCGCACCATTCCCCTTAGCGATCAGACCTGGCGTACCCTGATGAAATACATCCTCACCGCGCGTGATAATGCGCCTGGCGATGCCCCCGCCTTCCTCAGCAAACAGGGAACCAGCCTTACCCGCAACGCTCTCTACCAGCTCATCGACACGCTTGGCACTCTGGCCGGCGTCACCGACGCGCACCCGCATCGTTTTCGCCACAGCTTCGCCGTGATGTTTCTCCGCAACGGCGGTAACATCTACGCCCTGCGCAAAATCCTGGGACATACCACCCTGCACATGGTCGAAACCTACCTCGCCATTGCCGAGGCCGACATCGAGCAAGCCCACGCCCTGGCCAGCCCCGTTGCTAATATGCGGCGCAAATGAGAAAAAGAAAGGGCGAGCACAGCAATGCTCGCCCTTCTGTCTAAATATTCATACTATGGAATAGGAGCAGGGCCTCCATAACTCATCCCTTCTCCATAGTCTTGTAATACTAACGGTAACCATATATAATACGCAATCCCCGGCAAATCGTCATAGGGCACACACCCAATCCCCGCGCACGGCGTCGATGTCGGATAGGGTGTCTCTGCCCACGGGATCGGCGTATACCACGGCGTCCACGTCGGTACGGGTGTTGGTGTCCATCCCATATGTTCTAAGTCGATATAGACAACCTGAGATCCGCCACCTGTCGTCAACGTCTCTGTAATCCGTGCCGTAGTCCAATCTCCAGATTGTGTACTCCAAATCTTCTCTATCTCATACGGTGTAGTCAGTGCACTCGCCACAGTCCACGTGATAGCGCCTGTACCATAGGCCAGTGTTCCGCCTCCTGTTGTCACCACGCCTGTCATCGTGATTGCGCTTGTATCCCATTCCTCCACCAACGTGAAAGCTGTTCCAGCCGTAGCTGTGATTGTATCGATAATCCGCAACGTATCAGTCCCTGTAATTGGGACAGCCGTATCCCAGTCAATCGAATCACTGTTTCTGTACAAATCTTTCTGCCACCATGTAATACCAGCCGGTGGTTCTGGAATCGATGAGAACGTTGTCAATAGGCCGCCGCCATCCCCCCCGCTCCACAGAATCCCTATGATCAACGCCAGCAATCCCGCTAACCCGGCCATAACACCACGTCTTTCGCTACGCTCACGTTCTTCTCGTCGTATCTCTAGTTTGTATTCCAGCGCATCCTCAGCGCCGGGTGTATGCCGAATAGAGGCGATCAGCGCTATTTTCCGCGCGATCGCCCACGCCAGTTGTAACGGCATCCCCATCCGTAGCGCATTGATCAGCCCGGAGGCCAGTACATCCGCGCCTGCCAATGCGTTGTCACTGCCGCCATAATTCACCCCTGCCCCGTGGATGACGGCCTTTGCTCCGGCTTTCCACAACGCATCTAGCAGTGCCGTGTTCTCACTTCCATAGCACGCGCCCACAAACACGACGCTGCCCGCAAGTGGTAATCGCTCCACCTCCGCAACGGTCAACACATCCAGCCCGGCATCATCCACCCAAGCCAATCCGTCAGCTCGTGGATGCAAAAACAGCAGCACCACATCATAAATCGCTGGGTCTGGCCAGAGCAATATCCCCCCTACCGGCAGGACATCCGCATCCTCGCCGACAATCTTCCGCGCGGTGCGCGCGAAGCTGTTAACTGTAATTGCAATCGTCTTCATCGTTTCCGCTCCATTCCCGCCAAAATCACATCTAAGCGCGTATTGACGCCACGCGGCGTAATTCGCATTCCAGACGCCGACATTTCCGTTTCTGCGACCTGAATCACGCGATCCTCGTCCGGTAGCAGGTCGTGCAACACTACGCTATCCCCCGCGTGGATCAACCATACTGGCCACGCAATACTGCGATCCACCTTCCGGCACCGTGACCCGGCATCAATCTGTAAGCTGGCCAACGGCCACGCTCGTTCATCCAGATAGACCGCCGCTAGTTTCTCTGCCTCTGTCCGTGTCGTCATCGGTAAACGCAGCGTCAACTCCCGCCTCCCCCACCGGGCGATACTATCCGTATCTGTCAACCAATCGGACCGCCATCCATCCGGCAATTCTGCGCGCACCGCGTTGATCACTGCATCACGCCGCCATTCCACACGCCACTGCGTCAAATCCTCGCGCTCCAATCGCCATAGCGCCGTCTCTGGCCACGGCCCCAGCGATGCCGTATCGTCATACACTTGAAACAACCACGCTTCTGCGCCATCACCTAACGCCGCCATATCCGAAATCGCTTCCAGATAGCTCTCACCCTGCCACGCGGCGCGATCCACCTGTACCCCACTGGCGCTGATGTCCGTCTCCATTCCCCCATATGCGGTGAGCAGAGCCTCCACAATATCGCTGCTGGTACACGGATCAACCAGGCGCACTGTAATCTGCGTCAGCCGCAACGTCGCCTCCCCTGCCCCGTCAGCCGTGGCGCGTAATGCCACGACCAGCCCCTCAGCATCCGCTACGGCCTCATCGATGACTTCGGTGTCACTGATCAATGTGCATGTAGGCGTTCCGGTCGCCGCGTAGGTCAGACTGTTATCCGTAATCTGCACATCCGGTCCGCCAGTTGGAAACGTAATCGTGAAGTCAGTGTCATCGACGACGGTAATCGTAGCGTCGCTGTAGGCCGTCTGGAGTGCCGATTCGATAGCCGCGGCAGCATCGTTATAATTGAGTGCTGCCGTCTCAATTGCATCCCCATCGCCCAATTTGAACGTGCCACCCGTCGCGCCATCCAGGAAGAGCGTGTATGACTTTTCTGTGCCCACAGAAGCTGTCCACAGAACATTCCCGGCGTTATCGCGGACCTCAGCAACCCAGCTACCGCTGGTAATCGCCAGGGCTGCTAGCGCTTCCACCTTCACGATCGCGCCGCCCAACTCCGTCTCCGCATCTGGATAGCGCACTGCCGATTCATCCCCGGTGATGAATGTCCCCGAGGCCCCCACAAACACGCGATTGTTGTTATCTGCCGACCAGCCTTCCTGCAAATTATCATCTGCCAACCAGCGGCCGTAATCTGGATCGGCAAATACCCGCCACACCTCCAGATCGCGTAAACGCAGCCCTTTGCCCTCCGCTGTCAGTTGTAATACAGATAACGTGCTGCCTGCGCCTTGCAATCCACCGCCTGCCAATAATCCCACCCAGGCCAGTTCTCCATTGCCCCAGAACTCCAATGAATCCTCTGCCCCGTGATCTTGTAATACCCACAGCCCTGATTCCGGCCCCTCGACCGTGATATCGGCAACATCAAACCCCACACCGATGCGTGTTCCAAAACGCCAGTTCGCCAGCATATCCGTAACATCGACCGGCCCCCAGCGTTCCAATCGCGCAATCACCTGTAATCGATCCATCACTCTCTATCCTATGGCAATGTCCGATAATGCGGTCTGGCGAACACCTGCACAATCGCTGACCGGTCCGCTTCCGCCGATGTGCTGTCCGATTCCAGCGCAAACGTCAACATCTGCCTGGCGCTGCCTGGCAATAGACCGCTGGGCCACGCCATCAGCGGCTCGCCAAATCCTTCGATAATCGGCAAGCGCTGCCCATCGTGCTCTAAAACCAGCTCTTTCCGCCACCCATCGTCCTCGATGCACGCTCCCGGCTGGCAGTTATACCCCGTAAATGACAGCCACCGGTGCTGGCGCTGTGGCAGAAACAATAGAAAATCGAGCGACTTCGTATCCGACCCGTCCAGCCACACTGTCACTGGATAGCGAGCCGGATGCACATATCCACCCGGGGGAAACGATAGCGACCCTAGATTCGTCCACCCGTTTTCCCCATCCACCGCGGCCCGCGTGCCATATTGCTTCCGCGTCAGCGCGTATCCAGAAGCGACCCGCCACGTTGATCCAGACAAACTCCCGTTTGCCCATACCTGAAACGGCCCGCTGAAATCGCGGATCGACGTTTGCTCAATTTGCCAGCGGAATCCACTGTCGGCCCCGACCGCCATATTGCTGTATTGCGCTCCATTCGTGATAATTGGCCCATCCTCGCTGTCTTCTCCCTCCAACACTAGCGATTGTGGCCTGTCATTCCACCCCACACGTACCGTTTTCAATCTGCCGGTCGTGTAATTGTTTTGAATGCGTAATCGCACCGGCGTCGGCACATCTCCATCAGGAGGCGTCAGAATCACCCAGTTGCAGCGCGTTGGCGTCCCATCGTCCGCATTCGTCACCTGAGCGTAATCGTAATAACCTGTCACGCCTGGCGTCACCTCGCCGCTATATGTCACCCAGTTATTGACCACTGGCAAGGGGACTTCCGGCCCGCTCCAATACGGCCCGCGTTCCCACGTCAGGCTCAATATCGGCCCGCGTTCTAGCGTGATCCGCCCGTCGATCAACGGCGATTCGTAATACGTTGTCCCGTGCCGCGTCGAATCGCAAAACCGCACCACGGCCCGCATATCGCGTCGATCGCCTTCCGCCCACAGTAGCGCTCGTTCCAGCGCCGTCTCCAGCGCACGGAATCCCGTCCAAAACGACGCGGCCGCAAACTTCACCCGCACCGTCTCTGTGACATTCGGCGCGGTATGCGTAATTGGCGTGCTGCCCCGTTGCCGTCCCTGCGTCCGTACGATCCCCAAAGGCGGCGAGCTGGGGAAATACTCAAACACCGACGAGCCAATATCCGTACACGTCACCGTCTCCCCGCTCGGCGTCCACTCAATCCGACAGATCTGAAACTGCCACGCCATTAGACCACCCCCATCGCTCTGGATCGCGTCCGTTGTCCGGCAATCTCCGCGATCCGATTCGCCCACAATTCCGCATCCATCCCGTTATTGATCGTCGCCTGCACATTGATCAGCACCCCGCCGTCGCCCATCCCGCCATTCTGTTGCATCTGTCGTGTGCGATCTGCCGGTACCACCCTGGACCCTGCCGGTAAATGCACGAACTCAGGCCCTTCCTCACCCACCAGCGCCAGACCCGACGAGGCCACCAGGCCACCTTCCGCCCGCATCTCGATCGATCCGCCTATATCGGCACTGGCTCCGCCGACCGGCAGAATGTCCGGGAATGCAGGAACATTCCACTTGAATCCAATTTCTATCGTCTTGTTTTCGAGCGTGTCCAGCTTGCCTTTTACATTCAACAGCGCATCAGCCATCTCATTTGCGCTCATTCCACCACTAGCAAAGGCCCCGATAATATTATCGACGGCACGCTGTGCGTTTATCTCGGCATCAGTCAGCATCCCGGATTTTATCAATAAAGCCTCTTGTGCCGCTGCAAAATCAGAGGCGCTAAGCACCCCCTTATCCATTTCATCACGTAGAACTGCAATCTGTGCCGCCACAAATGCTTCTTTTCGCATCTCCCCCAATTGCGAGGCCACCGCATTGAACCCTATCGCTGCATCATTCGCCGCGCGAGTTGCCGCTTCCTGCGCCGCCGCCAAATTCGTCACCGGACCGGTCGCATTCGCCGCCCCCACCCCTACATCATTGTACCCTTGTGCCGCTGCCGCGTTCCCTTTTGCTATTGCCTCCTGATTAAGCCGCTGTTTATCCAATAACGTATTTCCAAAACCCAGCACATCGAAGAACGCCGCTACCGTACCCTGCAAATACCCGTATTCACTCCGCACCTGATTCGTTGTCACCAATAAATCCGCAAACTTGTTGATCGACGGTCCTACCATCTGATCCAATCCGGCTTTCCCGGCATCCGCCATATTCTTCAATTCCGTCGTCAGTTTTGCGTACCCATCCGCCGCGCTCTCCGTGCTGCCTCCCGCCTGCTCGATCAGCACATTCCCCGCTTCCAACAGCCCATTCAAAAACGCGATCTGCTTCTGTTCATTCGTCAGCTCGGTAACTGCGATTCCGATACTGTCCGCGTACTTCTGATAAGCCTCTTCCTGCTTTACCACAATGCCAAGGTTATCCGCAATCATGGCGCTTTGACGCTTCGCTGCTGTCGCAATGCTCGAAAACATAAACGACGTATCGCCTAGCGTCGGATTCAACTTACTCGCGGCCTTCGCCATCTCCATCAACTGTGGCGTAGCGCCGGCGAAATGTTCCTGCACCGCCCCGGTCGCTCCGGCCATCAACGTCAAGGAGCCGGCCATCAGCGTCATATCATCGACCGTGCCGTTGGAGGCCTGCCGCAGCGCGTCGATCGACAACCCCAGCCCCTCAAAACTCGCCTTCGTCTGGTTGATCGCCGCCCCTTCCGCGGCGAAATTGAACGCCGCCTCCGCCGCGTCCTTGAACGCATTGAACGCGCCGATCGCCATATCGATCCCGCTCTTCAGATCCGTCAGCGATATCCCCGCCGCCTTCGTCCCCTCGCTGGATTTCTTCCCGGCCTCACCTACCCCGCCAAGACTATCCTTTACTTTCGCCAGCGGCCCAGACGCCTGGTCATCCGCGCTAACCGTCAACTGAATCTTATTCGCCATAACCCCTCACCGTCATTCCGACGAGTCCGCGCCCCGTCATTCCGACGAGTCCGCGAGGAGGAATCTCTCCCCGCGAGTCCTCTCGCACAACGCCAGTCCTCTGGCGCTACATCCCCGCTATCTTCCGCAGCATCCGGCTCACAAACAAATCGCGGGCCGCGCGCGTCGCGCTTACGCGCTCCAAATCCCACGGCCCGCAATGATACAATGCCATCAATTCCAACTCCACCACCTCCCGCGGCAGCGGATGCCGGTTGAAGCGCACCGCATCCAGCAAATGAACGAAAAACAACCCCTGGCTACGCGCGGGGGCGAAAAATCTCAGCAATGGCTTGTTGCACCATTGCCTTGCGCACCTCGTTCCACTCTGCCAGCGGGATCGCTTCCAGCCCCGGTTTCACACAGCGCCGCAACAACGCGTCAGCCTTCAGCAGGTCGCCCTGGTCCGCGGCCAGCAAATCAGCCACATCTGCTGCCGTCAACGCGCTCAGATCGATCTCGTATTCCGGATCCATTAGACCGTGCCTTCCAGATAGCTCGTCGTGTTGAACGTTGCCGTGAACACGACTGCGTCATTGTACGCTACCACCCGGTTGCGGTTCGTCACCACAATGTCCATCGTGATCTTCCGCTTGCCGCCCGAATTCCCCTCTGGATAGACGATCAGCGACCCCGTTGTTCCGCCTTCCAGATCGTCCCAACTGCCCTCGGCGTCATCGTCCACAAACGTCATCGTGCACCCGTTGTGATACGTGATCCCGCCCGGGATGCTCGTCCCGTGCGTATCCGCTGCGTGCGTCGTATCCGGCGCCGGATGCTCTTCCGGGATATTCACCTCGCGGATGCCCGCCAATGGCGTTCCCGCCAGTGTCGCCGCCAACAATGCTCCCGTATAATGTGCCATCTATCCTACCTCCCTGTTTTTTTCCCCGTCATTCCGAGGTCCTCCGAGGAATCTCTCCCCCGCAGTCCGCTGACGCGCCCCTACGGTGCCGTATACGTCGCCTCAGCATAGCTCGTCGCGTTGAACGTCACCGTGAACACCACCGCGTCATTGTACGCTACCACCCGGTCGCGGTTCGTCACCACGATACCCATCGTGATTTTACGCTTGCCATTCACCTTCCCCTCTGGATAAACTACCAGGCTGCCCACCGTGCCGCCTGCCAGAGCGTCCCAACTCGCCTCCGCGTCATCGTCCACAAACGTCATCGTGCACCCATTGTGATACGTAATCCCGCCTGGGATGCTCGTCCCGTGGGCGTCCGCCGCGTGCGTCGTATCCGGCGCTGGATGCTCCTCCGGGATATTCACCTCGCGGATACCCGGTAACGCGGTCGGCCCCGTCCCGATCTCCGCCGCCAACAATGCCCCCGTATAATGTGCCATCTTTTCTCACCTCCCTGTTTTTTCTTCCGTCATTCCGAGGTCCTCCGAGGAATCTAACCTCACAACCTCACTACCGCTTCCAGCGTCACCGCCTCAGCCCTGTACTGCACCCCATCCACAATGTAATAATCCGGGGCGGATGCCCCCACGATCTCCAGCAACGTCCACTCGTCCTCGCGTCGGTGCCCATCGACCACGTCGAGCACTTCCATCAACAGCGCGTCCATCTGCGCTTCCGCCTCGGCCTCGTCATCATCTGGCCCGCGCCTGGCATAATTCGTCACCACAAACTGATAAAAATACGCCTGTGGCGCGTGCCCCGCCGCCAAAAATTCGAACCGCGCTGGCCCATTATGCACCGTCGCCACCGGACTCTGCCCATTGAACGTCTTCGGCTGGCTCGTATACACCGCCTGCCACGTGCTCGTCGCCGTCAGCAGGTCTGCCAGCGCCTCACGTAGTGCCTCCCGATCTGGCGCGCTCATCCGTTCGCCCTCTGTACTGCCGCCGCAATATCGTTTTCCATCATCGCCGTAATCCCCGCTCCATCCTCGCTGACCGTTCGCTCATAGAAAGCGTGATCTCCCCCGCGATTGTGCTCGATCATCGCATACGCCACATTCGTGCCAATCGTGCCATACACCTGATTCGCCGTCGCCGTCACCTGTGGGAAATGACTGTTCCGCAGCCGTCCAGAGATAAAGTGCGTGATCCCTACCGCGTACCGGTGCGCCCGTAGCGTCCCCTTAGCGATAATCGCCTCTAGCCCGCCCTGCGCGCTGATCTCCTCCAGCAGACGCTCCATCCGCGCCTGCGTCTCGGCCAGCCCCTTAATCTCAATCTCGATCTCAGTCATCTTCCCCGCGAGTCCTCTCGCCCCCCGCAGTCTGCTGCGGCCCTGTCTACCGTCTACCTACGCCAGTCCGCTGGCGCGTCTGCTAGTTCGGCAAACAACTATCGATCACCGCCATCGTTCCGTTCAAATTATTGCTGACCAACAAATACCGGTCCTCAAAGCTGCGCAGCCATCCCTCTTCATCCTCATTCCCCGGATCGCCCACATTCAACGTGTAGAACAGCGCCGGATTCTCGGGATTGCTGATATCGTAATACAACACCTTCGCCTGCCCCATAAACCCCTCGCCCACATCGAAGACAAGCACCATCAGGTACATCCCTGCCAGGCTGGCTCCTACCGCCGCGACATAATCATCCGCCGGCGTGATCGTGATCCGCGCCAATTCCGTGGCATTTGCCGGAGTGGCGACAGACAGCACCGAAACCTCATCCGCTGCCGCCGCGAACGCTCCGATGTCATTAGCTACGCTGTGCGCTGCTGTATTGGACTTTCCTACAAACAGCGCGTTGTCTGCCAGTACTTTGTTCGGTGTAGCAGGTATGGTCACATCGTAGACCGCGAATTGCCAAAAATCGTCTACCACGTACAGATATGGCTCATCGAGCACCAGCATCTCGCAATCGACGTATGAGTCATACCACACCGCCGTGGGCACCGCCTTGTTACTCACATCGATCACCGCTGCCCCAAATCCCGAGCCGCCCACGTAGACATAATTCCCGTCCGCACTCACATCCAGGACATTGATATATGGCGCATCCTCCCACCCCAGTTCCATATAGTCGCAGCGTCCCACCAACGTCAACGTCGCCTTATCCAGAATCCACAACCCATTGACCCCGCCCGCGTAGACGTAATCCCCGTGCACGCGGATATTGTAAACCAGTCCCTGCCACCCATCCGCGTTTTCATACCGCAAATCGCGCGTCAGCGACCCTGTCAGCATCTCCCCGCCACTCGTCAACGGCACCCGGTCAATGACGTTGTGATCCTGCGCGATATCGTAATACGCGAACGAACTGATATAGGCATAATCGCCATCCGTATCCAGCCCCTGCACCCATAGCCCCTGCACAGTCGCGCCTTCAACCACGACCGGTTCCGGCTGATACGTCGCAATCACCGCTGGAGTCGGCTCTCCGCTGATCAAACAACTCTCTACCACTGGAGCCACTGCGCCCTCCTCATAAACCGTCGCATTGAACGTCACCGTGAACACGACCGCATTATCGTATGCCATCACCCGATCCCGATTCGTTACCACGATCGTCATAGTGATCGTGCGTTTCCCCACTACATTCCCCTCTGGATACACGGCCAGCGCGCCTACCGTTCCCCCTGGCAGCGCCTTCCAGCTCGTCTCCCCGCTCTGATCCACAAACAACATCGTGCAGCCATTGTGGTACGTGATCCCGCCTGGGATGCTTGTTCCGTGCGCGTCTGGCGCGTGCGTCGTGTCCGGTGCCGGATGCTCCTCCGGGATAGTCACCTCCCGGATGCCCGGCAGCGCCACCCCGCCCAGCGTCACCGCCAATGCCTGCCCGGTATAATGCCCCATCTAGCCTGGTACCTCTTTGCTCTCATCGCGGACCAACGCCTCGAACTCTCCTCGCAGCGCCGTCCGCAGATCCTTACCCTCGCGCAAGGCTCGCACCAGGTCGCGACCCATCCTTCCAGCCTCTCCTAACCCGTAACGTCGGTCGAACGTCCGCTCTCTGCTGGAAATCACCATCTTGGCTCCGCGCGCCACAAACGCCCGCGGAAACGCTGTCTTCGCGCCATAACATCCTTCCAGAATCACGACCCCGTGCAACTCTGGACCGTCGATGATCCCCTCCACACTCAGCGCCGGTATATCTCCATCACCGTACAGCACCCGCCCCTTCGGCGATCCGTGCAGCGCGATGTAAATCAGATCAGCCTCCGCCATTCGCTCATACGGAAACGTCTCCGCCGTTAATGGCGGCGAGGTCAATGGGCGTGTCACGATCCCGGCCTGCATCAACCCGAATAAATTGTTGATCATTCCTTCCCGGTAGCAATAGACCAGCGTCTTCATCCCTCTAATCCTCTCCTTGCGCGAACCCTGTTTTTCCCCCACGCTACTAGACATCCCACCGCCGTCAGCGCCACGCCGACCATCAACCAGGTGGGCCACGCTCGCCGCATCTGCGCCTTCATGTATCCCACCATCCACGCCTCTGGCTCTTCGCTAATCACCGCACGCCAGGCCGGGAGGAACTGCACCCCGCGCACCAACGCCGCCAACAGCCCGTCCACCTGGTCGTCGCTCAATTGCTCGACCATACTCCACGCCTGCGCGTACCACAGCACCTCGTCCATCGACTCGTCTGGATACTCCGCCATCCGGTCGCCTGGGATAAACGTGCGCAGCCGCTTCGCCGTCTTCAACGCATCCCGCGCCCACGTCGATTGTTCCGTTTCATTGTGGACCGCCAGCCCCTCGGTGAACCACGCCGGCACGTCCGGTCTGGAGGCTGTCGGATCGAGCAGGTGAAACATCTCGTGTGGAATCGTGATCGCACACAACTGCTCGATTGTGTATCCCGCCAGCCACTGCAGCGTCACCCCGGCCTCGAAGTTCGCGTACCCGCCGCCGCCGTGGTCCGTCAGCATCGCGTAATCCATCTCGCTCACCACGACCACCACGCGCGGGCGGGCCTCGCCGCGATGCGCCGTCTCTCCGAGCCGCGCCACGGCCCGCCTGTAGCCCACGTCCGCTGCCGCCGCGATCTGCTGCGCGTCGCGCTCGCTGATCCAGGCCGTGTAGACATCCACCTCAGCGCCTGCTGTGTGCGTCCATTTGCGGACCGCGCTCGCTGGATCAGGCCTATCTACCGTGCGCCATTCGGAGAAAAACAAATCACCCTGCTCCGGCGCGATCTGCCACTGATAGCGGATCTCCGTCCAGATCGGCAGCTCCGCCACACTCCATTGCGCTCGCCACACGCCATCGGCATACTGCGCGTTGATCTCCGCGCTTTGCCCAGACCACGGTAACAGCACGCTCACCTTCCCCATCCCCGCGGGCGCGACCTGCTCGAACAATAGCGTCTCTGTGCCCGGCGCGTAGACTGCGCGGAACCCTTCCGCTGTTTCCGCCTGGCGGCCTGGGGCAACTGGCCCAATCAGCCCTGCCAGTACGACCAACGCCATCAACACATTCGCGCCTGGCACCCTATCCACTCCTCTCGCAGCGCACTCATAGCGCGCCTGTAACGCCCCCTGGCGGCTTCTGCACTAATTCCCATTGCTATTCCCACCTCTTCCAGCGTCAATCCCGCGTAGAATCGCAGCCACAGCACGCTGGTATAGTCCCTGGGGATGCGAAACAGTACCATCCGCAGCAAATGCGCGTCTTCGACATCGACCGCTTGCGGCAAATCGTCGCTCGTCATCACCCACAGCCATCCCGCGTCCCTCCGATAGAAATCCGCGATCTTGTGCCGCAAAATCCCATTCAGCCACGTCCGCACCCCGGCCCGTTCCCGCGAATCGCGCATCTGCCACGCCGCCAGCGCCGTCTCCTGTACTACATCATCGACCGCGTCCACCGGCAACCGTTGCGCCGCTTGCCGGTACAACCACGGCAACTCGAACTCCCACTCCATCTTACTTGCTGCTCTCCTCCCGGCTGCCGATCGTGTCGATCTGATAGTGGAAGTCGATCTCCAGGAGCGCCACATCGCTCGCGTAGGTGTCCGCTGTGGCTGCCCCATCCCGGTATAACCGGCACATCAGCATCGTGCTGACCGTATCCGCCGCGCTCATATCCAACTCGGCGAAGTTCGTCATCTGATGCTGGAACGCCGTCGTCTCTGTCGCTGCCGTGACTGTCATCGTCTGAGGCGCGCCAAAGACCCCGCCGATGCTCGACCATGTACATTCCAGGCCCCACACCACATCACCGGCGTTCGTGTTCAAGGCCGTCCAGTGCACGTGTGGATGCAGGTTCGTCGCCACCTTCCATCCGTGCGGCAACTGCGCCGCAAAGTGCACGCTCTCCACATCGTCATCATCGAACAGGAATGAGTACACCGTCCCCAAAAACGGCTGGAAATCCGGCTTGCTCGATGACGGATTGATCCGCGTGCTCTGCGCCGGTACCCGCAGATCATCCCACACCGTATCCGAGAACGTCAGCGTGCCTGCGATGACCGCGTCGCTCAGCACCGTCGTCCCTGTCAGTGTCGCGTTTGTCAGCTCAGCGTCCGTCGCCGTCAATGTCCCGCCGACCGTCACATCGTCCAGTGTAGTCGCGCCGGTCACCGTCATCGCCCCGGCGATATCTGCCGCCTCTAGCATTGTCGTCCCGGTGACCACCAGGTCGTCTACCCTGGTCTCCCCGCATACGCGGAATCCGCCTACAGTCACGCTGCCGCAACCGCTTTCGCTGCCCGACCACACAAAGCTGCGGTCGTGGCTTGCCGTCGCTAACGTCCCACCGGCCCAGCTCGCCTCACCGGAAGCCGTATTCTGATATCCACCCGGCACTGTCCCGTACAATCCTGTCACCGTGTTCGTAATTCCGCCGCCGACTGTGCCATACGTCGCCGTGATCGTGTTGTCAACACCACCGGCCACCGTCGCGCCCTGGGCTACCGTACCGGTGATGATGTTGGAGAACCCGCCGCCGATCGTGGCGTAGCCGCTCACCTGGCAGTATGTATCGAAGAGATCATCCGTTTCTTCCACATACGCATTGTTGATCTCGTTCCACTGCCCGCCCACGATGACGTTGTAGCGGCTCGGGCACGCGATCGTCGTGGTGGTCGTCATACAACCGTTCTGATCCTCGATTAATTGGTACGGGCTGGTCACAGTGCGGCTGAAATACCCGGAAACCCAGTTCTCCTGCCCACCGCCGACGAACGAGAGCGGGTCACCAATCGCATTGCGGTGCCCACCAGCGATGACCGAATAATCGCCGTATGAGGTGCCTGCCAGCGTGTAGAGGTAATTCGACGGATGATCCGTGCGCCAGTTCAGTTCTGCTGTTGCGGTAATCGTGTGATTGACGTTTTTGCGGTCATCGCCCGATCCAATCGTATTGTACGATCCGCCTCCGATAAAGACCCGCGCTCCAGTGTTGCTATAGTTAGTGTCTCCGCCAGCGATTGTGTTCACAGCGCCTTTGCTGGTATTCCCTGATCCTCCTCCAATAAAACTCCACTGCCCGGTAGTGATTGTGTTATCATACCCGCCGCCAACCGTACCGTATGCGCCGTTGATGTCATTCGACACGCCACCCGCTACCGTTGAATAGTTCGCCGCCGTATTGATGATATTCGAGTGTCCGCCGCCAATGGTGTTGTAACGCTGGTAGATTCGATTATTGATGCCCCCAGCGATCGTGGAGAAGTGGCTATTCGAGCCGATGATATTGAACGATCCCGCAGCGCCCCAGACGCCTGCCGTGTTCGTCCCGCCGCCACCGATGAACCCGCCATAGGTATCGGTGGCAATCGAGTTGCCGATGACCCCGCCATAGATATTCGGGCTGCCTCCCGAGGTCGCCATCAAATTCCAGCCGCCGCTCGTCACCATCGCCTGCACCGACTGATCGTCTGTGTCCCGGATCACGCCCGTGCCCCAAATATCCAGGTCCCCATTCAGCGTCACATCGTCAAAGTACGCTCCGCCGCCGCTCTGCGCCCGCGGCGAGGCCGCGCCATCTTGCCGCAGCGTCAGCGTCATCGCGCCGAGCAACACTAGCGCCAGCAGCGCCCGCATCCATCGCCCGCTGATCGTTCTCATTGTTCCCCTCCCACCAACTCATTGAACTCCTGAATCACTGCCGGTCCCCATACCTCGGCAATCGCCCCTGTCAGGATATCGTACTGCGCCTGTGTGATCTCCGTCGCGCGTCCCTCGTGGAACAGCCCCGTCATCGCAAAGCATTCCGCGCGCGTCTCTTCGTCCACCCGCGTGTCGTTGATCTTGTACCATAGCGCATCCTGGATCACGCTCCGTACTGTGATCTCCTCCAGCCCGATCCCGCGCATTGGGTCCTGGTACCGCAAAATCACCTGCGTCAGATCGATCATCACCGGCGCGTCGGCATCCTGAGCAATCTCTACATCCAGCTTCGAGAGCGCCCCTATCGCCATCCCCGCCGCCAATGATGCCAGCAGGCCAATCGCAATAACGATCACTTTCCACGTTGTACTCATAGGTCTAACCTCACATACGTAATGACGACATAACCCGCGCCTGCCGTCGCGCCGTTCTGATTCCACGTCGCCACCAAGGGAGTGGAGGCCGTCGTGCGATAGCCGTCGCCCGCAATGCGCGCCGTACCCGCGCCCGTCATATTCAGCGCGTGCTGATTGTCCTTGATCAACAGATCCGGCAATGCCGCCGTGCCCAACGTGAACGTGGGATCCGCGTTCCACGGCGTTGTCCGCACCACCGCCCGGTCGAGAATGACCACATTCTCATCTAACGTGCCGACCTCTCCCGTCACATCTGTATGCGAAATCGGGAAAACGAGCTGCTGCACCACATACCGCGTCGCCAACTCCTCAATCAACTGCGTCAGCACATCGTCATCCAACTGCATCGGCTGCATAATCCGTACCGGCATACCTCACCCCCCACTAAACCCTTAATTCTTAACCCTTAAGCAACGCTTACATCACATACACCGTAATCGTCACCTTCGCATTCACCTGGCCCGCGCGAATCATCCGCACTCGCGCGCAATCATTAGCATCATCCACCACACCTAAGCCGTGGTCTTCGATATAATGTCCTTCGTCGCTCGTAGGGTCCGTTCCATCCGTCAAAATATTGATCGCGCCTCCGTGCGGCGTCAACGACACCTGTAATACCCCGCGCAATTCCTCCTCCGTAAATCCGCAATCAGCCAGCCCCTTCGCCACATCCGAAGCCGTGCAATACCGCACTGCCCGCGCCGTCAATGCTCCTTTCTCCATCAATGCACCTCCTCAACCACTAACCGGTGAAAATTCTCGCCCGGGATCGCCCACGGCCACTCCCCCACCCATCGAATGATATAAGTCCGTCCCTCTACGATCAAATGATCGCCTTCCAAAATGTCTGATTCCACACAGTACGTCTCCTTTGCCTCTCTCGGCGAATTCAACGCCACCTCTGCGCGGACATCCTCCCCGGCTGGCATCAGCGGCATAATCAGCACCTCTGTCAGGTGCGCTACCTGCTCGCCAACCTTACCTGCAACTATACCCGGGCTGCGTGTAGTGGAGGCCATCTGTGTGCAAAAACTCAACGCACTCATACCACCCCCGCGTAATCGTCTTCGTCCTCCTCCTCATTCCAGGAGAATGTCAACGCCTCACTATCTAACGTCGATAACAACGCCGCCCCCTCCAGCCCATAGCTCTTCGCCAGATATGCCTTCAACGCCTTCAGATTCTCGATCATCTGGCTGCGGCTCTCTGCGCGCGGCCCCAACCGGATGTCGTAACTCGTCATCGCGCACCTGGCAATCAACGTATCGATTGCCCTCAGCGTCGCCTCCTGCCAAGAATCCACCTGCGCCAGCAGCGCTGTAATCTCCTCATCGCTCAACAACGCCGCCGCGCAATCAGAATCCCCAATCGCCAGCCTTATCTTCCCGATGTCCGTCGTCACATCATACGTACAGCTCATGGCCCTCATCCTATCCGGTAGACAGGGAGTCTCCCCCCTGTCTACCATCCGTCATTCCGAGGTCCTCCGAGGAATCCCGTCTACCTACCTACGAGATCGTCGGATCCACGTAACTCGATCCGCCTACGTACAACACCGCGCCGTTCGTGCGTGTCCATACGCCGATGCCATACTCCGCTTCCATGTACTGCGCGTACAGAGCGTAGTCGTCGATGTCCGCCGCGATCCGCAGGCCCTGCAAGGTCGTGGCCGCCCGTTGCCGGAAGGCCAGCGGTTTGCTGGGGCTGTCCGCATCCCACGCCAGGTAGTAATTCGCTGGCGTCCACGGTTTCACCCACACCTCCGCCCCCGCGAAGATGCCGATCGCGCGGTTGTCCAACCGGCTGATGTCCAGCGTCTCACCGGGCGCATCCGTCGCCCGCATCACCAAACGCGGATCGGGATACGCCGAGAACCCTGTCAGCAGCCGCACCGCCGCCTCGTTCGCCTTATTGATTGCCAGCTTCACCATCCCGCCGTGCCCGTGCTCCACCACGTCTTCGATATTTGCCTGGAGTACACTGGCCGTCAGCGTCGCGTTCGCGTTGTAGTGTGTATGGCTTGCCCCATCGAACGTTTCGCCGTTTGGCCCGTTAGGAACCTCGGCGCTGTCCGCATTCACCAAACGCTTCACGTATAGTGAAACGTTATCCACCAGGTAATCGCGGAAAGTATAGTTGGCGCTCAAGAACACTGATCGCTTGATCTCCCGCTGGATCGCGCGCAGGTGCGCAGCCTCTGCCCCCAGGACGGCTTGCGCCATATCTGCGGGCGTCCGCGTCTCGAACCACTTGCGCGTCCAACCGAGCGAGAACTGGAACAACTTTAGCGGGAAACCAACGCTGGCCCCGGTCAGCGGCCGTTGCGTCGGCGCGCGCCCGTACTCGTCCACCTCCACCATCTCACCGGCCGCGCTGGTGCCGTACACCCGCTGGCGATCCGCCGTCACTTCGCACAACTCGCCGACCATCTCCATCACAATCGCGTTGTGCGCGTCGATATCCGCTTGCAGCACGGCCTGAATCGTATCCAGGCCAAACTCCGCGGCGCTGGCATTTCGCGTCGCCAGCAACGCACTGATGTCGTAAGTCCCTGTTAGAGTCATCTCATCACCTCTATGCCCACGCAAAGACGTAGTATTTGCCGGCGTTAGTGCACGTCACGACCACGTTAGTAGCATCGTGCGCCCCTTGCACCAGCGACCACGCGCTATCGGGCATACTGCTAGGGATAACCAACACCCCAGCCGGGATTGCGCCTAGCCCGTGCGCAGTATTCTGCGAATTCCCATCACCCGTGATTTCGGTGCTGAAGAAAACCCGCGCCTGTGCCTTGCTGATNNNACCGCGTCCGCCGCAATCGTCAGCGCTATCGTGGCTGCGCCCAGGTCCGTGTGGTCGCCCATCCCCGTCACATCGCCCGTGAACGTGTGCCCCGGATCCTTCCCCGCGAGTTCCTGCAACGCGGCTTCCACCTCGGTCGCCGTAATCAAGTTGCCCGCGTCGGCAATCGGCACATCTGCCGCGCTCACCTGCCCCGCCCCGATGCCCCAGTCGATCATCGTGTCGTCCACCGCGTCCGCCGCAATCGTCAACGCGCCATTAGCCGCCAACGTCGCATCGCCGCCCATCGCCACCGACTTCAGATCGGTTCCGTCTCCCACCAAAATCTGGCCAGACGTTTTCGCATCCAGAGCAGTCGGCGCATCATTCGTGCCGCCGACGATGATGCTACCACGCGCCAGATCATCCATCTTCTCCAGCGTGATCGCGTCGTCGGCGATGTCGCCAGTATCGATTGCTCCGCTCGGATAGTTCGGATGTGAGCGGATGATGACGATATCCGTATCGCTCACCGCCATCGCCACACCCACCGAATCGCCTACCTGCTGGGCAGTGTCGAGCCGTCCCGCCGTCGCGCCCACATAGTAGATGTCGCCGGGCGTCAAGCCGCTCCCATACCGCATCCGCGTCCCCAGGCCGAAGAGCGTGACCGGCTCTCCAGACAGCACCGCGCGCGGCGCAAAACCGGCGAACTCAGCCGCCTCGTTATCCGCCGTCGCGTCGCACATATACACCTTGCCGTCGCTGCTCTTGATGTAGCACGGCGCGCAGGCATCCAGGTCTTCCCCCGCATACAACCCGGTAATTTGCGGCGCATTGCGCGCCGTCGAAACATCCAGGCTGGCGGTTGCTAAACGTGTAATCAAACTCATTGCACACCTCCACCTTATTCTGTGTTTTTCAAAGCCTTAACCCGGAGCGCTCTCAGAACGCCCCATACTTGCGTCGTTTGTTGCGCAACGCAGTCTCGCGCAACTCCTCTTCCGATTTCCCTGCTGGCCGCTTCTGTGGACCAGGAGGTGCGCCAGGCTGCTTGGCATCCGGTGCCGGAAGCAACTTTGCCAACGCCTTCGCATCCTCCATCATCGCCGCCTCATCCTCCCCTCGAATCCGCTCTGCCAACTCGAGGGACAGCCCGGCTGCCTGAGCCGCTTTCTGCCGCCACACCGTGCGCTCCATCTCCTGAAGCTTTTCCAGAGCCTCGTCGCGTTCCTTCGCGCGCTTCTCAGCCAATTCCGCAAACTTCTTTTCTTCCGCTAATCGGGCCTCTTCGGCTGCCTGAGCCGCCCGTTCAGCCTCGGATTTTGCTTTGCGATACTTCGCCGCCTCCCCGCGCAAATTCTTGATTTCTGCCAGCGCCTGTTCCAACGTCCATCCATCGGCTGCCGCGTCGGATCCCTGCCCCGTTGCCGCCGCCGGTTCTCCCCCGGTCTCCTGGACCGGATCGCTTTTCGCGTCTGCCGCCTGCCCGCCGCCGCCGCCAGCCCCGCCAGCGTCCGCCGCCCGATACAGGCCGCCCCACACCCTATGCCTTCCCATAATGACCTCCTCCTGATTCTCTCATTTCACAAATCTGGTTCTACCGTCTGCCTGCCAACTCCGCTTTTGCCGCCTCCACCATCCCTGCTGTCGTCATCCGACTCCCTGACTCGAAATCGGAATGATACGCTACGCTCGCCGTCCTACAATTCCAGTGAAAGCTCGGATACATCATCTCATCCGCAAACCGTGGCTCGCCCGTCAACTGATACGGCTTATCCAACGGCTGAATCTGCCCGTGGACGCGCAAACAACAATCCGTCGTCTCCGGCGAAATGGCAGCTACCGCCTGTTTCATCAGCCCTGGAATCTGCTCTGCATACCGCTGATACACCAGGTCGCGCGACCCGTTCTCTGCCGTGATCACACTCCGGCGCGCCCCTAACAACGCCGAGGTTAAACCCCGGCTGAACACACTCGCATCCATCCCCCACAACCGCGCCGCCAGGTCGTCGAAGCTCTCGCCTTGAATCAAACCCAGGCGCAATCCACTCCGCAATGTCTGCGCCAACGCCCGATCCTGCATCTCCAACGTCGCCAGCGCCTCCTCTAACCCAATCTCCACCGTGCCAAAGTTGATCATCGCCAGATTGAAATACACCCCCACATCCAGCCCGCGTGCCGTCACATCCAACTCGTCTTGCGCCGTCGCCTTCCCGATATCAAATCCCTTCGTCTGCGCGATTCGTACTCGATCACCCGCCTCGCTATGCAATAAGTTTAATCGCGCATCCATCTGCATGTACAGCATCTCGTCACGGGCCAGATACTCCAATGTCAGCGCCTCATTGCGCCCCGTCCCCCGCACCTGCGCTAATTGCCGCCGCCTGTTCTGGATCACCCCCTCTAACTCGCGCCGTGCTGTCTCGTAAACCCGTGACAACTCGCGCACCAACTCTCTATCCACCCGGTCCAGCGCCTGCTGCCGCGCCTCATTGATCGCCAAAATCCGCGCCCTAACGTCCAACGCTCAACTCCTACATCCCCGTCCCAAACGCCCGCTGCTGCTCTAACGCTAACTTCTGCGCTTCCACCGCCAGTCGCTGTGTCTCCAACGTCAAAATCTCAACCTCGTCTGGTGGGAAAATCGGCCTGTCGCCAATCTGATGCGCAAAGTCGCCCTGCGGCCACAGCCCCGCGCGCGCCCCCATCCGCAGCGCCATCTCCTGCGCGCGCACCAACGCCGCGTCATACTGCGCGCGCGCCTCTGTGACTTTGTCGATCACATCCCCCGACAGCAGCGCCACCGCGCGCCCGCTCACATCCCGCGCGTTATCGCCTACGCGCCCCGCCTTGAGCTCTGGACAGTCCTTCTCGATCTCGCTGAGCCGCTGTTGGATCTCTGCCGTCACCGCCGCAATATCGATCTCTTCCACCAACGCCTCGATCTTGCCTTGCGGATTGGGGTGATGCCATAGCTGATCCTTGCGCTCCATCCCCGCGCCCGCCTTGGTGCCGTAGGATACCCATTGCGGATGCACGTACTTCCTGATCTGCGTCCCCAGGTGCGAAGCCAAATCGTTGACATCGTCGATTTTGTCAATGACATGGTGAAAACAACACGCACCCCACGTTTGCCCGATCTCCCGATGCTTCGTCACCACGATTGGCACGAACCCGTAAGGATTTTCCCATTCCCATTGCGGCCCGCTAACTTGGCCATTCACATAATCCCACGGGCGTCCATCCTTATATGTCTGCATCCACTCTGGTGTGATAACCTGCTTGAAGGTGTACGCGCGCTGCGTGCCAGTCTTCAAATCGCGCTCCGCCGCCACATATTCCATCACCGCGTAAGTCAAACTCCCATCGCGCTCGAAATCCGCCGTCGTCAAATCTCTGGGATGATGCACCTCAATGCGCACCTGCTGCGGTGGAGTCGTCATCTGCAAGACGCAATCCCCCATCGCCGCCGCATAGCGGACCCACAGTCCCTTTTGCGTCTGCCACTGACTCCACGCCCATATCTTGCGAATAGCCTTAATCGTCTCTTCCGATGCCAGCAACGGGAATGCGGATATTGCCCGCCCCCCGACTTCCGGCCACAACGCGCCGCCGCCAACCTTCGCTACGTAGAAGTCAACCAGCCTGGAAACCGGATTGTACAATCCAACAATGCCGCTATACAACTGCTCCTGGCGTTTATAAACTGCCGCCAGATCGTTCACAGCCTCATCGTAGATGTCGTTGAGGTAAAAGCCCCATAGAACCTCGTACCGCGCGGCCCGCGTCGTAATACTATCCGCCGTGTCCCCACGCCACGCATTGAGTGCCGCTTTCCATCCGCTAGTCATTGCTCCCCACGCCCTCTGTAAAACAGACACATTTAGCGCTCCTGCCTATCGTCGCCAGTCTGCTGGCGCTCCGTCTACTCGCACGCCCCCATACCCACCAAAATCCGTCCCTGGATTCTCGCTCGTCATCTCCTCGATAACTGCCTCACCGAGCATCTGCACTGCGCCGCTTACCCCGTCCACCTGGTCGTCGTGCTTTCCCAGTGGGAACAGCGCGCACTCGTTCAAAAACACATCCACATTCCACCCGTTGCCTGCTACCAGATGCACCAGCCCATCTAAAATCCGGCTGGCCCATACCTGCGCCCGCACCTGCTTATTGCCCACGTGTTGCGGATTCACGCCCTCTATACTCCTACCGGTCAACCGTGGATCGTCGCGCATCTCCTGGTAATACCCGCCCTGCTGGCCGCTGATCTCTATCCCCTGTCGTACCGCAGCCGGATCGCGCAACATCACCTCCAAAATCCGTTCCTTCGCCGTGCTCCACGGCCCTTTCAGCCGCGCCACGTGAATGATGTACAGCTTGCGTTCCGCCCGGCCCACCAAAGCACCGGTCACATAATCTGCCGCGCGCCGCTCGCTGACCGCCAGATCCCAGTAGCGCGCCAGCTCTAATACCTCCGGCAATTGCTCGAATCTGATCTGGATAATGTCGTGTGCCTTGATCAATGTCCCTGTGCGTGTTTGCGGCTGCTGCAAATATACTGCCGCAAACTCATACTCACCCACATTCGCGCGCACCCGCTCCAGATCTGCCGCCGTGTGACGGTCCGGCCACAACGCCTCACCTGGCGCACGCCTCAGCGGATCAGGCCCTGCCCAGAACCCCCGCTTCAATGCCGCTACCTGGCCTGCCGTCAATCCGCCCATAGCACTCTCAACCATCCAACAGCGCCTCGCCCATCCCCCAGTTCAACTGCTCCCGCACCGCGCCCTCGTCCACGAACGGCTCGCCTGGCCTCTCTTTCTGCCAATCCTGCTCTGGCGCTATCGCCGGCAAACTTAACACCGTCCACCAATCCGCCAATGGATTATCCGCCATCGCCTTTAGCAAGCGCCCGCTCAAATCATCGCTATGCCAGCGCGTCTGAATGACGATAATCGGACTCCCCTTCTGTAACCGGGTATACACCGCGCTCACGTACCACGCCCACACTGCCTCCCGGCTTAATTCGCTTTCCGCGTCGGCCCGATCCTTGTGCGGATCGTCGATGATCATCCAGTGCGCCGTCTTCCCCGTGATCCCGCCGCCGACGCCCGCTGCGCTCACCCCGCCAAAGTGCCCAGCCAGGCTCCACGTCTCTGCACTGCGGCTCTCCCGATCTACCGCGATCACTGGTTCGCGCCCAGATAGATCACCGAATACCCGCCGATAGGCTTCCCCCTCGACCACATCCCGCGCCCGCCGCGAAAAGCCTACCGCCAGACTCGCGTTATACCCGGTCACGATTCCACGTTTCTCTGGGTGGCGGCCCAATAACCAGGCCGGGAAGAGCACCGTCGCCGTCGTCGATTTCCAATACTGAGGCGGTAAGTTCACCATCAACCGCCCAATCCCCGCGCGCCCTTCGGTCGCTACAAACCGCTCTACCTCTTGTAAATGTTCTGCCAACACGACCAAATGCCGGGCTGCTGGATAACCGGGCATCACATACTGCGCAAACTCGCCAAACTCCCGCCGCGCCAACTCCCGCCGCGCCAATTCCCGCCGCGCCTCAGCCCGTAACTCATCCCGCGTCGCCATCAGCCCCCGTCATTCCGCGACTGCCGGGGAATCTCTCCCCGCCACCGCCCGCAACGTCTCCGTATCCGCTTCCTCGATCGCCGTGCGCGTGTCAGGATTCGTGAGACTCAGCGCTTGCCGGGGCACATAATCCCCCGTCAGTTCCAATAATAATCGCCGGTCCCGATTCCCCTTATAACTGGGATCAATTGCCGCCGCGATCAACGCCGCAAACACATCCGCTCGCGCCTTTACCAGCGCCGAGGCTGTTAACTGTGCGATTCGCGTCTCAATTGTTGGATTGTTCGCCCGCCAATCCCGAATCACCCGGTCGCTCGTCAGTCCTAAAATCTCCGTAGCCAACTCCCATTGTGTCTTCGGTGTGCGCGGCTGCGGCTGGCTGGCCCACAGCATGTATACCGCCTGCCGCCAACTCCATCCCTCCTTGATCAGCGTGAAGTAATCGTCCATCCACGCCTCTATGGGCGTCGTCGCCTCGAACACGCGCCGCGCTTCCATACTGCGTAACTGCGCCTCCTCTAGCGGATTCAGCGCCGCCTGAAACTCCACGGACAGCGCCTCCTGGACCGGCAGCGGATGAGGCGCGACCGAGGGTGTGCTTGTCGCTGTCTCTGGCGCTATGGTTGTGTTGGAAAGGGCTGAGGGAATTGTGGTCGTCGCCCCATCCGCTGCCGATTCAAAGTCCATCGTCATCCTCCCCGCGGCCCATCGCGTCCAACTCCTGCTGCGTCTCCGCGTCGATCTCAACCATCGCCTGCGCTCGCACGCCGAACGCCAGGCTGCTCAATGCGCGTTGCTCCAACATCCCGTCCAACGCTGCGTAAAAATTCGTCTTCCACCCCATCTCCGTCCAACCCGGGCACTGTGTAAAATTCTTGCTGAGGCCCAGGCACCGCATCGCCCACTCGTTGTGCCCGGTGACACTCTCTAGATCAATCGCATACTCCCGCATCAACCACGCCACCAGCCGCGCCGTGCTCAACAAGGCCGTCGTCGTTGGCTGCGTGCGGTGCAGCGCGCCGTTCATCGCTATCGAGACATGCGTGTTCTGATGACCGCAATTGTCGTGCCACGGACCATACAGCACATCCAGACAGTAATAGATCGTTCCGTCTGGATCGACCCAATAGTTGTACTGCGTCCTCGGCAAACCCTTTCCCCCCTGTGCTTGCGGCCTGGTGCAATAGAGCGCCGTCGCCTGCGGGGTCCCCACGCTCGCCACATGGTGAATCGTGATCCCGTCGATCTGCTCCGGCGTGCGCCGCCACCAATCCTTGATCCCCCGCGCCTTCAACCACGGTTCATCCGGGGCCGGATTCGTCGCCAGTTGCGCCCGCAGGTCGGTCCACGCTGGCATATCCGTGTTATAGAGCTTCTCGGCCAGGCTCACCAATTTCTCTGAGCATTGCGAAATGTCGCCAGCTACCGTTGCGAGTTGCGTCGCTATCGCTACCAATTGCTCAACACTCATCGGTCGTCACCTCTGCTTGCCCTGCCCCCTCACGCTCAAAACACGCCGGACAGCGCAGCTCTGTATCCAACGGCGTCCCACAGCGGATGCACAACCCCCGCTCCGCTATATACGCCTCCGCGATATCCGCGAGTTCTCCGGTTGCTCCGGTCAATTCATCCTGAATCCCCGCAAACCGCTTTGCCAGCTTGATGATCCGTTTGAACAACGGCGTCTTGTGCAAACTCACGGCCCCAACACCCCGCTCTGCCCTACGGCCCACAGAATTCCCGTCACGATCGCCGTCGCCAGAATCCCTCTAGCGATCAACAAAAACCAGCGCACTCCCTTGATCAACGGCCGCCAGTCGTCCAGCTCCTTCATCGTCGCGTCGAACTGCTCGCGGCGGTCCTTTCCCAGTGCTGCCGTCTCTAGCTTCTCCACCCGCAAACTAGTCGCGTTGATCGTGCGAATCGCCATATTGAGCGGCATCACCTCCTGCTTCAGGCCGTCGATGTCGCGCTGCACCTGCTTCAGTTCGCCAGAGAGGATCGTAAACGACGCCACAAACTCGTGATTGCGGCTCTTCAGCTCCGCAATCGCCTGCGCCTGCTCTTCGTCCCGCTGCTCAAGGCGATGCTGCGCTGCCGAGATCGCGTCTAACTGTGCCAGAATCTGCGGAATGCGCTGCGTCTCCGCCGTAATCGTGCGGAGCTGCTCCAGAATCATCTGCTGGATGTTTTCCATCCATCTAACTCACTGTTTGGTAACAGACCGCTGCGCTGTATAGGCCAGTTGCCCGGCCCCGGCGAACATCCACCACGCGCTCAATACCTGCCAGATCACCGGCCACCCAAAAGCCCCCAGGCCCAGATTGATCGCGCCCGCGTAGTGCAATCCCGCCATAGCCACCGCCAGGATCAAGCCCACCCCGGCCAGCGCCTCGCGCTTGTGCGTGAAGGTCTCCCACCACGCGTTCAACCCCGGCACATACGCCAGCAACAATGAGGTCAACAACCCCACCGCGCCCGAAATCAACGCTCCATCAAACTGTAGATCTGGCACACCCATCGTGGTCTCCCCCTTCGCTCAACGCCTATCCGGTCAGCATCGACATTTCGCCGACTACCATAAACCATCAGCCTTCTATCCTTATCATACCCCACCCCCCTTGACAGTTCTTCAAATATATGACATTTTCTGTCATATTTCCACCCAACAAAAAACCCGGCAAGCTCACCTTGCCGGGTCCAGATTGTACCGTCAACTAAAATGGCCTGTCATCATCATCATCGTTGATCAACCGAGATTGCGGTAACACGCGCAAAGGAATCTCGTATGTGCTGATAGGCC